AGTTATGGATGTAATGCTATCACCCTTGTTGAAATCAACACTTGTTGATAGTTCTAAAATATTTGTTGTTCCATTAAAGTTAACAACTGTACCAGAGTGACTTACTAATGAATCACCAGCAGTAAACGAACCACTAACATTCTGTACAAGGATATTTCTATTTAATACAAATTCTGGTGCAGATGCATAATCCAAACCAAAGTTAGTAATAGAGATACCCTCAACATGTCCAACCATTGGAGTTTGTGTGGATGCTGAGAATAGACTTGAACCTGTACCACCAGATGAAAGACTGTCAGAAACTAAAGGTAAAGTTAAGAAACCATTACCCTTGTTTACCATTTCAATCTTTGTAATCTCTCCAGCCTCAGATGCAACACCCAAGTCTGTAAAGGTTTGTGTTTCAAGAACAACCTGTCCACCATCTTCCATTACAAGATGGTCTAATTCACCAACTGTTTCTTCTTGGTTGACATAGAACCTATCTTCTGTTATAATAGCTTCACCATTTTCACTTATGAAATGGTCTGGAGCAGTTGATTGTTCTAAATTAAATCCACCACCAACTACAGCAATTCTTGCACGAACATCTTTACCTTCAGTGTTATCAACATTGAAAACAAGTTCTTCACCAGCAACGTATCCAGTACCACCACTCTCAATAACAATCTCATCAATAGAACCAGCACCAGCAGATTCAACACGAGCAGTTGCTGCATTGTTTCCGTCACCACCACTTACTACAACAGGGTCACTTGTACTATAATATGCACCACCAGTTAATACATTTCCTAGAACCACAATAGATTTAATTGTACCAGAGATTTCTAAATCTAATCCAGTATCAATTGTAGTTCCTGTTTCCCCTGCTTGGAATGTTCCAGTAACAGAGTTTGCATCCAGATTCAACTCAGCAATTTGAGTTGCACCTTCTCTAAATTTAATTACTGCTGCAATGATTGCTGTTGCACCAGATATTGAACCAGTTACAGTCTCGCCGATTGCATTATTAAAATCTGAAGTTCCAGTTTCAACAATACGAATAACTTTATCTGTAGTCCACTTACCATCAGATGGGCGAAGTAGATTATCTCTTGGATATGTAATAGTTGCTTCTTCATTAAAGAGAATACGGAAGAATAGTTTGTGTCCATTCTCTGTACCCTTTGCAGCGTACATATCTTTAATGTTTTTAATTAATTTTCTTTTAGATAAACCATCTGCAACCGTATTAGGCATTGCCTCCATAAAGGAGTCTCTGAATTTATCAAGGAAAGAGTATACTGTATTATCAACATCTGCGTAATCAAGAAGTTGTTGTATGTTCTGTACAGGGTTTGCACGATAAGAAGAAACAGTTGATGTTGCACCAGAAGTCTGTCCAGTAATAGTTTCTCCAATCTCAAACAACTGTTGAGATGTTGTGAACAACCTATTATTTGAATCAAAATCATCTACAAGAACACGAGCAGTTGCTTTAGTTATTGCACCAACGATTGTTTCACCAGCAACAAACTTTCCTACAGATTCTTCCAAGACAACATTGTCACCCTGTTCATCTAAGATAAAGTTCTTTGTAAGAGTTTCTTCTACAAGGAATTCATTAGAACCAGTAAGAGTAAGCTCTCCTGCTTCTAAGAATTCATAATAGTATTTTAAAAATAAAGAAAAGAGGGCATGATCTTCCCGAACAAAGTCTGGAAGTTGTGACTCAATATGAGGCGATACCTTATTCTGTAGTGTAGGTGTACCCGACATCTATTATACCCTAATATGAGGAAGTAGTATTATATCCAGTTCCAGCAGACGAACCGCCAGACTCGATTGTATCTACTTCAGCAGTTACCGTTGAATTTGCAAAATCTATTTCCAATAATTGATTTCGTACAGGGACAATATCATTTGATTTTGGTTGCGTTACTACTTGAATGCTATTTGTGTTTACAGTCGTTGCAATAGTCAAAGATGGAATTGTAATTAGTCCTGTGGAATAATTAATAGTACCAGCAGTTGAATTCACATATGTTCTTGTAGTACCACCAACATTGTAGTATGTACGAATATTACCAGCGCCATCATCATCAAGGTATAGTGTATTTGCGTTTCCAGCAATTGTAAATCCACTTGAGGAAACAACACCGCCACCTAAAGTATTATGTCCAGAGTGTGGATTGTATAATGCATTAGAGAAGTCTAAAATGTATTGTGATGAAGTATTAAAAACTGGAGTGATTGTTTTTTCTATCTTCAGCGTTGTGATGTTAGATAAAATAGAACTATCTGTTGCATCAATCAAACGTGAAAGTTTAGAAAATCTAAAGAGTCCATCAAACTGTGCTAAGTCACTTGTGTTATAACTAGTCAATACTGCTGTAACATTTGTTCCTATTGTTGTTGCAGTCTTAGTTGTAGCATTTGCGTTATACTTAACATTTACTGCCAATCGCAATTTAGTTGTTTCTGGGTCGACAATAGTAGGTCTAACAGATGCAACATTATATTTGTCTAACAGTTTAACAATACTATCCTTTTGTGCTTGTGTCAAAACAACACCAGACTTTGTTTTTATTGCAAGATATACTTGTCCGTATCTTGGTGGGTTATTGTCTTCTCCACCCCAAACTTGAATTGCTTGTGCGTCTGCATATACTTGAGGTACGATTGTTTTATAATCTTGAGTTGTTACCGCTCTACCCTGTGAAGAATAATCCAGAGGAGCATTGTATTTAATTGAATCGATTGTTTCTGGTTCTGCACCACCAGTTGCTTTAACTAGTGTTGTAATTGTTACATCAGATTCACCAGAAACGGTAGTGCCACTAAAAGTGGATGCACCGTTTGCCTTACCTTTGTTTGTAACAATGTATTCTAGGATTACAATATTACCATCAGATGGTTTTGTTCCTATAACACCGTCACCAAAATAAACTTCATACTTTCCCTTTTCACTCTCTTGTAGAAAGTAAACATTGGATGCAGCAGTGACTTGTGAAATATCAGTTGCAAGAGTATAAGTTGTTGTTGTAACATCAGATATAGAATTTTGAATTGATACTTTTAATGTAGTCGTGTCTGCACGAGCATCAGTTACCATATACTTCTTATCTAGGTTTGCAGTGTCAGTAGTATACTTTGCTGTTACAAGACTTCCTTCATAGATTGGAAGATTAACAAATCGTGTAATACCATTAACAGGGGAAACTGTTTGAGATGCATTCACAACAAATCCATAAGTCGAACCGTCTATCTGTGTAGTGAACTTAGTTCCCTTTGCAATAGTTGCTGAACTTCCAGTAAATGAATTGAGTGATACATCAACATATGCAATTGAAGCTCTAGCAGAACGTGGAGTATATCCCAACGTCTTTGCATGAGATACAACTGAAGAACGTAGAGTTGCAGTATCCAAGAATGCTTCATTGACTGCCATGTTTGCATTCATTGCTAGATAATGAGTATTGTATGCAAGCAAATCAATAATAGTAGAAAGTCCCGAACCCTCAAAATCGTAGTCCGTAAACTCTGTTTGGTTTTTCATATATGTCTTTAAGTTTGATTTGATATCATCAAAGTCCAACTCAGTGACTTGTAGTTTAGTTGCCATTTTACGCTCTCTTACCTTAATCTATCCAAATGAATATCTAATGTCTGTTGTTCCACAGGACTGTTCTCTATATAAAATTCAATAGTAACATCATATCTGTTCTGATCAATATCTCCTGTTACGATAACATTAGATAGTTCCGCTCTTGGTTCGAAGTTAGTGATACATTCCTCAACCCTTCTTGCAAGAAGATTTGCTGTTGAAGGTGAGACAGGTTCAAACAATGTAGCTCTTATGTCTGAACCAATCTCTGGGTGAAACGGTCTTTCATAGAAATTTGTATTGATTAAATTCCTTACACTTCTTTTAACTGCATCAACATCTGACAGCTTTGCTATATCACCAGTAATAGGATGCCTTGCAAAGGACAAACTAATGTCCTTAAAAATATTCGTACTTCTGCTGATTGCGACTGCCATAGTTATCTCCTACAGTTATTTATAAGGAACTTACTAACCCACGATTGATAATATGCTGTTCTGCAATATCATCTTTAGACTGACCCATGTATCTAACTGCATGATATTTCTCAATCATATACTCATTGATTGATTGGTCTGCAAGATCAGTAGTTCTCCATAACTCACCAAGGATACGTCCATATTTACCTTCTGCATCCTTATGTGTTTTAAGAACAATACCACCCTCGTCACTTAACAAACCAGTGATAAAGTCTTTTGCCATAAGTCCATACTTCTTCTCATCTAAATCTCGTGTTCGACTTTCTGGTGTGTCAATTCCAAACAGACGAATACGTTCTTTCTTCAACCACACACCAAAGCCCAAGTCGATGTCCACATCAACAGTGTCACCGTCTATTATCTTTACTACTTTAACTCTATATTCGTACATACCCTTTTCCTTTATGTTTTGACTATCGGAGCCCATACCCACTTGTCATCTGCAAGTTCAAAGTTTATACTGTCTATAAACTGAACAGGAGTTGATTCTGCGATTACGTTCTCAGAAGTTATAGCCGCATTCAATACGACTACTGTTGCTATCAATGTATACCACATATGATTTCCTTATATTATTATTATCCACCAGCTGATACTGTGGGCGAACCAGAAGAAGATGCATTCGCAACCCAACTTCCATGTCCACCAGTAGCATCACCCACCCTGTGTACACCCAAACCATTAATCTTTACCGTACCACTTCCGCCAGTTGCTGGATCACCACAACCAGTTGCATCACCGATGCGAACCGCTGCAGCACCATTGACATTTACGTTAGGAGAACCAGACGCATATGCTGTTTGATGAAAAGGACTTGGTGTGGGAGATGCATGTCCTACATGTAAGTCCACCCCCACTCGACTAATTGCTGGCATACTCTCTCCTACGCAAGATTATAGAACTTACCAACATCACCATATCTTCTGTGATTATGGAAAGTCATTACTTGCGCTCTGTTACCACTTTCTTTTACTGAGATGTGAATCCAAGGATTCCCACTTCCTGTATTTTTAAATTCCAATAGCATTTGGTCATGTGGAATGTTTTCACTAATCCAAATTGCGATATCGTAATACTCTTTCTTAGATGCACCAGAGAATTGTAAATCCGCAGCATTACCTGTATTGTGTTGTGAACCACCAGACCTATTTCTGAATGCATTTGTTACCATAACATTAGGATACCTATCCTTAATCGGGTCAAGTACATTCACTGCTAGTGTTTTAAGATTGTTAATTATTTCATTTTGTTTCTTACCCATGTTACCACCGCTTGGAATAGCGGATTTCGCAACAATAGAATGTTTCGATAGTTGTCCAAGATTATAGTGTCTGGATAATGGAAGTTTATAATTCACACTTCCGTTGTAATCTCCTGCTTCATCATAGTTTGCTTCTGGAGTTACTTCAGCACTTGGAGTTGCGGTTGATGATATAGGTGCTATTGAATAATTACTATCTAGTGGGTCATCATGTTCAACACCTTCATCTGGAACACGAGGTTGTGATATAACTCTACGAGATGCACCAGAGGTATTAATCTTTCCTGTCAATGCATTGTAAGAATAGTCAGAGAACGAAGTTGGTTTAATAGTTCCATCAGCAACTGCTGCCTTCAATTCATCTTCACTCTTCTCTTCATCATCACTTGCGTAAAACTCATCTGCGTCTGCAAGAGGAACGAATGCAAGTGGTGTAAGAACTTCCGCTTGTTTTGGTGCTTCAATATTTGTAACGAATCCATCTGTGTCATACTCATCAATACTAATACTCCACTTCTTAACTCCGTTAGCAATATCTCCAGAATCATGGAACGTAGGTGCGGGCGCAATACCAATCCCTGCTGGGGTTGGTGTAGTACGAGGAACAATAGGAACAACTGCTGTAATTGTAACCGCACTTCTTCCATTAGTATTCAAGTCAACAGTAGAACCATCTAAGTTCATTGCACCACCCGAACCAATGTTGAAGGTTGCACCAGTATCATGTTTCATTGCACCAGTAGACGCAAGAGTGTAAGTACCTTCCGTAGACAATGCAGTTGCACCAGTAATTGTAGAAGTGAATGTACCTTCCGAATTGAATGTAACATTACCTGTAACATTAGTTCCCATTGTACCAGCAATATCTGTAAGGAAGTTACCATCCACTACCATATCATAATTACCAAGTACTGAGTTACTAAAGTTTGCACTTGTAACGATTTGCATATCATCTACAGATTGTTGTAAGAACTTTCCGACAGATGTTTGTGTCATTGTTGTTTGTGTTGTCAATTCCATAGATTGGTTTGCGAACATACGAATGTTTTCACCAGCATGGAAATCTATGTTTTTTCCTACATTGAACTTCAGATTTTCATCAACTTGTGCATCCATGTTGCCACGCACATATAAAGATGCGTCACCATCAACAAATACGTTTACATTACCACGAACACGAATCTCTTTCTTACCGTGTACAATCTCATAACCATCACCGACAATCTTTGTAACCTTTGTACCGTCTGGATGAATTTCATAGAAAGTTCCAGAACGATGATACTCATGTATACGTTCATGCCCAGGCGTGTCATCAAACTCTTGAATGTGTCCGCTCTCAGTTTCCTTTACATGATTGAAAGGATAAGATGCGTTGTAAGAGGGTTTAGGTTCTGTAGTTAAATCATCAACAGTGTCACGTTTGTGTTTGACTACTGGATGTTGGTTTGTTAAATCATTTACTGCAAGTCTATTTGTATCTGCTTCATTCACTCTACGAGGATAGAAGTTGTTAGGGTCTTTAAATCCTAATAGATTGTTTGTTGTTGAAACAACTATCTCAACCTCTGCACCTTCTGGGGGCGCTTCATCAAATACTACTCTTCCTGCTTCAATTTTATATGCCATTATGCAAGTCCCTTTTCTGTAGCAAACTCTGCTACAGTTATTGTACCATTACGCAATCGTCTATCTACACCCTTTCCAAATGCTGCTGGATAGAAGTGTCCGCTGTCATTTGCAATGTCGTTAATTAATCCATAAGAGGAGAACGCTGCTCGAGCAAGTTCAGTGTAATTGGAAAGTCCAGTACGTCCGTCATCGTAAGCACCGTCTTTGTATATAGTCAAGTCAATTGCAGATGCGAAGTTGTGCCAAGAACCGCCAGGCGAAGCAGCCTTAGGGCCACCCGACTTATACTTGCGATATAATTCTTTTTGATGTGCAAAGGTTCTGTAAGAAAATGCAATGGAACAATCATATCCATTAGCTTTATTAGAATTAAGAAACTTTTTAATACCATTAGCAAATCTATCACGAAGTTCTGGTGCAAGTTTATTAATCTTATCTGCAATCTGATTACCAAACCGTTCACTTGGAAAGTCTGTACCAGAATATACAGTACCAGTACCATAGAAATCGTCTAAGGGTTGTTCAACATTGTTAGGGGATTCGGGAACTCTATTCGTTGCAGATTGTACCACACCATTAATCTTTACGAGAACTGTAGAATCTGTTACATCTGCGGGCGTGCTGAATGAAGTTGTTTTTCCATTTGCAATTACTTTGTTTTCTGTAATTGTTGGGGGGTCTAATTGTTGTTCTGGGGAAAAGTCATGTGGAGACTCACCACTTGGTGCAGCTGCAGAACTGTTGATGCCTGGAATTGTTCCCCACACCATTGGTTCTTGCATAAAGTCTGGATCTCTCCAGAACCCAATCACCCATGTACCTTCAATAGGCCCAGTTGGACTTGTACCAACTCCGCCAGAAGATGCTGAGTTAGCTGGTTGGACACATAATGCCCAAGGTAAGTCAATTGTAGGAAGTTTAGTTTTATCATCTGTGTGATATCCGTACACCCTAGTACGAACTCTTCCTAGTGCAAGAGGGTCATTTCTGTCCTCTACTACACCAAACCACCAGATAAAACCGTCACGCCCTGCGAAGAATGTATTCTGCATATAAAAAATCCCTTGTGCATCTATTTATAAGACAAACAAGGGATTGGTGTTGTACTATCTAGTCATAATATACATTGTAACTTCAAAACCAAAACGCATTTCATGTGCTACAGGTTTAGTCCATTTCATAATATCATCCTCCTTTCAAGTAATACTTATACTGTGGAGGGCGATTCTCAACTAAGGATAATCATTAATATATGTTAATGTATATCATCGTATAAGAATTATATGTTAATGTATATCACTAATGTGGTATAGTGTCTACAAGGTTAATAGGTTCTTCTCGTGTAATAGTGTACATCTTCTTCATTACACCTTCAACATTACTTTCATTCAACCATCCTTGGACACCACCATTCTCTTCAGTAATGCCAGGCATCTCAATAATCTTATCATCCCTATAGACTGCAACCTCATACAATGAGGGCGAACCATAACTCATTTCATTTTGTATGATTGATAACTCATAGTCACCAAACTGTACAAGTGCTTGAATTCCTTTAGGAATTTTTGTTGGGGTAAACTTAATATCTTTAAACTTCATTTATAAACTCCATAATCTCTGGACGCTCTCGTTCTTCACGCATCCATTTTGCAAATTGTTTATACATCTCTTTATATGTAGAGTGCGTACCAGCGGTTCGTAGTAATGCAGACTTAGCATAACTCCCACGTTTGTAAACACTGTGATCATCTGAATACTCATAGTACCAATCATGGTTACTAAGGTTTTCAA